GACCTTGATTTTCTTAAATATTCTAATAATTCTTCAGGTAAAAAGTGTGGGTATTCTTTATACATATCATTCCTCCTTTTCTTATTTGCTAATTAAACAAATATATATAAATGTTGGTGAGAGCCATGCATAAAGCTCTAAAAAATCAAGATAATTTTGTTCTTCTTTAGTTGTAGCTTTTTTATTTAAAGGCTTACTACCTTTGTGAAAATAGAGAAAACCATAAAATAAAATCACAGGAATGAACATAATTATTTTACCAATCATCATTCAAGCACTTCTTTCCTTAAATTACATTCTCATTAAAAAAGTTTACTTTCTCTTATTACAACATCTTGTATTGGTTTAGAGGTTTCAAGTTTTTTTAATTTGGTTGTGATTTCTTCTATTTTGCTTAATTCTTCGTTTAAATCATTTTGAGCTTCGCTTTTGTTGAATTTGCAGATTTCTTTAAACTGGTGAGAACTATCATGTCCTAATAATTCATTTTCTCTTAAATCTGATTCTGATTCTTCTATTAGTTGTTTAAGAATTTTAATTTTTGCTTTTGAATAATTAAACTCTAAAAATAATTGTTTATATTGTTTTAAACAAAGTATTTCAAGTGATTGCCATCCATTTGTATTGTTTTGTTCGCTATCTGCTAAACATATAATTATTTCTGATAAACTTGGTTCTCTTTGGCTCATTAAAAATTACTTCCTTTCAAAATCTGCCGCACCATAAAAAGAACATTTGTTCCTCAAAGTCCGTTTTATTGGACAGTAAATTTTATAAAATTAAAACATCGAACAAATGTTCTTAAAACCTTAGCCAACCTAAATTGGGGTTGGAAACTTCAAGAATTAAAAGACATATAAGAATTGCCAAACCGGAACAAGCGAGAATTTTAAAGAATGTTATTTGTTTATCTTTTTCTTTGATAATTTCCCTTTTATCTGCAAGTCTCATTTCATAATTTCTTATTGAATCTTCACGATGTTGTTCATAGTGTGCTCTTATATTATTTACATGGGCCTCGTGAGTTTTAGACATATCTATAAGTTGTTGCTCGTATATCTCTTTAATTGAACTTATAGAGATTTCTTTCATGGCATCTTTGCTCTTGCCGGGATTGTACATTTCATCAATCGAGCCACCCATTGCATATACAACAGGAGCAACAGTATCAAGTCTTGGGTCTTCTGTCTTGCCTAAACATAAATTTTTGACTGTTGACTCCGACCTTTCGCTATTTTTAGCAATGGTTTCATAAGTGAGACCACTTTTTTCTTTTAATGTTGTAAGATATTTTGCTACTAATTTTGCATCCATATTGACCTCCTGAAAAGCGAGTATTTATAAGGGTTTTATCCTAATTTGATACGAAAAAGTGTCAAATTTGATACGGTATTTTCTTTTGTTTTTTTAGGAATTTGATACCTAAAATATCAAATTTGCACCTTGATTTTTTACTTGTAAATGTTTTACAATTCACCCAACGAAATCCAGTTGACGGGAAATAATTGTAAATGGTAACATTTGTACAAGCAACCGTTCTACATAAAGGAGTAAGAAAAATGACGAAAAACGAACTTGAACTTATAAACATAATCCGTGAACAAAAAAATCCAGAACAAGCTCTACTTACTGCCGTACTTATTATTGGTTTTGCTTTAGAGCAATCTTTATCATATCGAGAACCATTTGCTGATTCTCGACAGGAACTTGCCTAAACAAATCTAATAACATTTCCTCACCCTCGTTGAGTTGTATCTTCTCGGGGGTTTCTTCTTGCTCCATTGGTACATCTTTTATAGCATTCTCTTTATTAAGTTCAAAAGTTTCAATCTCGTCATTTGTAAAATAACTGAGAGGAACATCAAGTTTTGTGGCATATTCTACCACAGTGGTTATTTTGGGAGTATTTTCTCCTTTTTCATATCTACTTATAACTTGTTTTGATGTACCAAGAAATTTAGCAAATTCAGTTTGATTCATTTCTCTTTCAATTCGCAATAGTTTTAACTTTTCGCAAAATTTCATAGTTTAAACACCTCCTTGTTTATTTTTCCAACTGAGTACATTATAATACCTTTTCGTCACAAAATCAATACAAAAATTCATAAAAACAAAATTTTTGTCACAAAACTGTTGACAAAAGTGTTGTAAGTGGCTATAATGGTTACAGTCACAAAACTGTGACACACAAAACAACAAGGAGTGACATAAGATGAAAGTAAATCGTGTAAAAGGAGCAATTTATGCCAGATTTAAGGACATTGCACAATTAGCAGATGTTCTTGGTTGGAGCAGACAAAAGCTCTCTGCCCTCGCAAATGGAGTGAGAGAACCAAGCCTTAATGACATTCAGCTCATGGCTAATGCTATGGAAATGGATGTAGAGCTTCTCACTTCATTTTTTTTGGAATTACAGTCACAGAAATGTGACACAGCACTTAAAAAGTAGGTGTTATTTATGCCAACCGTAAGAGTCCATCACCCTAAATTAACTAAAGAGGAGAAAGCATTAAGGGTGGAAGAAATTAAAAAAGCTCTGATTGAGTTTTACAAGGAGTGTAACAAAGGAAAGTGAAAGTTGATATTTTTAACACGGATAATAAGTACAACATTATCTATGCTGACCCTCCTTGGAAGTATAAAGAAAATTGGGGAAACGGAAGCAACGAGCATACATATCCCACAATGGATTTTGATAGCATTTGTCAGTTGCCTGTTAAGGCATTAGCAGACGATGAAGCACATTTATATTTGTGGGTAACAAATCCTTTTTTGAAACAAGGCATTGAATTGTGTGAAAAGTGGGGATTTGAATATAAAACCTTAATTACTTGGATAAAAACCTATAAAAACGGAGTACCTGAAATGGGAATGGGTTATTACTTCAGAAGTTGTACGGAACATATTATTTTTGGTGTCAAAGGAAAAAAGAAAATTCTAAATAAAACCACAAAAAATATGTTTCAGGAAGTCAATCCAAAGTTACACAGTCAAAAACCTGCTTCTGTCAGGGATATGATTGTGAATTGTAGTGGTGATTTGCCACGAATTGAATTATTCGCTCGGCAATATGCTGATGGCTGGGATTGTTGGGGGAACGAAGTATAAAAAGGAGTTGTTATAAATGTTTGATTATCAAATAGCAGCAATTATATTTTTCGTATGTTTTCTTTTATCAATCATAGTAGTTGGTTTGATTGAAGAAGCAATTAAGAAACATAAGGCAAAGAAGCAAGCCTTTGCAGAACTCGTAAGAGAAAACAAACGGCTTAGAGACAAAATTCATAGCCTAAAATTTCAAGCAGAATTGAGAGGGTTAAAAATAGATGTTTAAGAACCTTACTAAAATTTCAACGGTGGGTATGCCTCACGAGGAATGGCTTAAGCATAGACAAAAATCAATCGGTGGCTCAGATGCTTCAGCAATTCTCGGTATGAATACATATTGCTCACCTTATACAGTATGGGCTGACAAGCTCGGCAAACTTCCTCCAAAGGAAGATAACGAAGCTATGAGGCTTGGTAGAGACCTTGAGGACTATGTTGCTAAGAGGTTTACCGAAGAAACAGGTAAAAAGGTCCGGAGAGAAAACAATATCATAACTAATCCTGATTACCCTTTTGCTCATGCAAATGTTGACAGAATGGTAGTCGGTGAAGATGCAGGTCTTGAGTGTAAGACAACATCAGCTATGAACCTTAAAAGGTTTAAAAACGGAGAATATCCTGAAAATTACTATGTGCAGTGCGTTCATTATCTTATGGTAACAGGTGCTAAGAGATGGTACTTAGGTGTTCTTATTCTCGGTGTAGGCTTTAAACGGTTCGTTATCGAGAGAGATAAGGAAGAAATTGCTGCACTCGCTAAGTCTGAGGAAACGTTTTGGGAATATGTTAAAAACAATACTCCACCTGCAACAGATGGCTTAGAGTCAACAAGTGAAACACTTACCACTATTTATCCTGAGTCTAATGGTAACACAGTAAACCTATTTGCTTATGAAAATTGTCTAACGCAATACATAGCAATAGGGAAGCAGATAGACGAGCTTAAAAAGCTCAAAGATGAAATGGCTAACAGTGTTAAGGCTTTTATGGGCGAATCAGGTAAAGGCGAATCTAATTCCTTTAAAGTATCTTGGAGTTCATCTCTTAGAACTACATTCGACCATAAAAAATTTGCATCAGATAACCCTAATATTGACTTAACACAATATTACAAATCATCAAATGTTCGCACATTTAAAGTAACTGAAATATAAAGGAGAAATTTAAAATGTCAGGAAAAATTCAAAATCAATTAACAAATAAAGAAAACTCAGGTGTTCAGGAGAAGAAAACAGTCAACACGCTTATTAACGCAATGCTTGACGGAGAAAAACTTCGTAGTAGGTTTGATGACCTTCTCGGAAAAAGAGCACCTCAATTCATTTCTTCGGTGGTATCACTTGTAAATGCAGACTTGAACCTTCAGCAAGCCTTTTATGAATCACCGATGACTATTATTCAATCTGCTTTAAAAGCAGCAACATTTGACCTTCCTATAGACCAAAATCTTGGTTATGCCTACATAGTACCTTTTAAGAATAATAAGAAAAATGCTGACGGTACATGGAGCAAAAAAATGGAGGCTTCATTTATTCTCGGTTGGAAAGGTATGCATCAGCTTGCTTTAAGAACAGGTGCTTACAAGACTATAAATGTTGTAGATATTCGTGAGGGTGAGTTAAAAAGCTATAACCGCCTCACCGAAGAAGTCAATATCCAATTTGTTGAAGATGATAACGAGAGAGAAGCTCTTCCAATTATAGGTTATGTAGGCTACTACCGTCTTGTTAATGGAGCTGAAAAAACCATCTATATGACTAAAAATCAAATTGAAAACCATGAGAAGAAATTCCGCAAGGGAGACTATATGGGAAAAGGTTGGAAAGATGATTTTGATGCTATGGCTCGTAAGACTGTATATCGCAGACTTATAGGCAAGTGGGGTGTAATGTCTATTGATTACCAATCACACGGAGATGCCGTTACTCTTGCCAATCAAATGCAAGAGGAATATAACCTTGAAAACCCTAACAATATGCCTTATGAAGTTGAAGATTACACCGTAATTGATGAAGATACCGGAGAGGTTAAGGAGGCATAATTATGACTCAGAAAGAAGCTGTTTTACAGTATATCAAAGATTTTGGCTCTATTACACCAATTCAAGCCTTTGCAGATTTAGGTATTACTAAACTTGCAACAGTAGTCTCCAACCTCCGTCTCAAAGACGGAGTGGAGATTAAAAAAGAGTCGGTCAAGGTAAATACACGATATGAAAAATCAACGGTTATCAAAAGATATTCGTTTCCATCTGAAAAGGAGAGTTGAGAATGTT